CACACTTGATAAATCTTTTTCAGTTATAGTATCAAAAGTTTCTTTGCTGTCGTCATAGAACACTTTCTCAAACATTTCAAGTGGATTATGAACTGGTGTTATTTCTTCTGTCTCTGTATCAAAAATGTGAAAGTATTTGTTATCCCCATAGTCTGACCATGTGAATTGCATTTGACTTCCTAAGTATCTTATATTACCAACTTCTGATTTATGGTGGAAGTGTCCACTTAATACTTGTTCAAATCTTTTTACATAAGTGTGGTCTAATCCATGTGGACAATTAAATCCTGGCTGCATCATTGCACCTTCAAATTCAAAGTGTCCCCAACATTGGGTTGATTTTGCAGAGTGTAAAAAGTCTACTGTATCTGCATAGTTTTCGGGATTAATCCATGGAACAAGAGCAATAGGATATCCATCATATTCCTTTACTTCGGGTTCTTGTATAACATTAATGTTTGACTCGTTGAACAATAAGAGTTCGGGTGAGTTAACATCATTTGTGTTCTTATAGTAGGTGTCATGATTCCCAAGAATCAAATCCATTTGGATTCCTCTTTCTACTAAAGGTTCAATGAAATGTTTACGATTAGCATGTAGACTGGAAAAGTTTACATACTTTCTTCTATCAAAGTAATCTCCCAAGTGAATCACTTGTTTGATATCATGTTCATCTAGATATGGAAAAAATATTTCCTCATAGAAACGACCTTGATATTTTGCCATCTCTAACATATCCGACCTAACACCTGCATGGGTGTCATTTAAGATTGCTATTTTCAATTATTCCTCTTCTTCTGAGAAGTTGGTTTCTAAATTATTTTTTGTTGATACTCTTTTAGATTTACGAGGTTTATACTCGACATGATTCATATTCTCATTCATCCATTCAACATTTGTGTTGATAAGGGTTGGGTCATGAATGCCATCTATAGTTGTAAATGAATCTAATGTTAATGCAGATTCTATTGTTGACTTTTGTTTGATATAAACCTGTTTCTTTTCTTTCTGTATTCTTCTTAAAAAGGCATAATAACAAATTTGAGTGACATATGCGAATGCATTGTTTGATTTTTCGACTTTGAAATTCCCAATATATTGAATGCAGTTTTCAATTGCATCACAAATCATTTCGTCTCTATAAGTATAGTTTATGAAATTTGGTCTTGTAGATAATCGAGTTGCAATTTTATAGATACACTCTCCTATGTACTCTGACATTTGTGGTGCTTCTTTTCCTTCAGAAAGATTGACTTGTATCTGATTCACATAATCTGCAACTGCAGCTGTGAAGTCTTTGTTTGATACGTAATGGACTGCTTTTTTGGGGTCTTTTTTTGTTGTCATACCTCTATTATACGGATAATTCTTAGTTTTACTAGAGGGTTTTTAAAATAAAATAATTAAACTTTTTTCAAAAAACCTCTTGTGGAATTTGAAATCATATGATATTATTAATATGTCCCGAGGGGATATACTATAATAAGGGATTAAGTGTAAGTTATAACTCTACTCTTTGCAGGACTATTAATTGCACGACTCATTCTATCGATATCACCAACGGCAAGTTCATACATGCACCATCCTATAACTGTATATATTATATAGTGTTTCATATTTGACTCAAATATAGGTTGATTAACCAAAAGGATAACAACATAAAACCGAAAACGAGGACTTGCACGACTGACATCACTGCAATCTGTTTCATTGGGTGAACTTCTTCTATCTTATCTAAAACGGATACATCGGGAGAAAGATTTACAATTTGCAATACTTTCTTCTCTGTTTCAGGTTTTGTGAACCAAGGGACGAACATTACTTTAACTCCACCTCTATAAACTTACCAATCATATTGATTTGTGCATCACTTAACATTCCTGCTTGTGACCACATAGTAGAAGACATATTACCGACTGTTTCTCTGTTCTTATATGCATTGAGTCTATCTACAATATAGTCTTGAGATTGACCTGCAAGTTTAGGAAAGACTGCCATACCTTGACCTTCTGCACCATGACAAGCTGCACAACCACTCCATAGACTTCTGATATCACTGAACTCATCTAAGTTTGCAAGTTCATTCTTTCTTTGTTCTATTTCTGATGCAGTTCCATTCAATGCAACATAGTCAACATAACACTGACCAGTGCAAGAAGTATTACTACTGTATCCACTGTATTCTAAGTTAGGGTATACTTTTGCAACAAAGAAGGTTGCGATTGCTAAACACCCTAATAGGGACATTCCTAATTCTTTCATAATGAGATTCCTGTAAGTGAAAATACTGAAATACAAAAAATAAACGTAAGTGTACCGATTTCTAATTTATCTCTCATTGGGATGCCACCGATAGATACATTATAAAAAATGGTAGTAAGAACGGAAGAGTCATCAGCACTAGAAATTCGATAGTGTCAACTAATTTTCGTTTTTGAGGACGAATGATATGGTTGACTTCTCTAGCTTTTCGTACCATGCTCTTCGCAAAATAATTTGCTGTGGTCATGGTTTTTCCTAAAGTTAAGTTATAAGTTTTTTGTATAATGTGATATAAATCTGTGTTATACGCACATATTTAGACAAACTAAAATCCTAATGAATTTTCTTAGGGTCGGTTGGTGCAAGAAGAGAATCTTCTTCTAAAAATTGTTCCTCTTCCAGTGTATCTAATTCTTCATCTGACATCCCTGCAACTAATTTGTTGATGGTGTCTTTGATGTATTCCATCTTTGGCATCTTGTTGGTCAAAGGGATTGACTCGGTTTCAACAAGGGTTAACCATTTAGAAGATGCTTCATCATAAAAGGGAATGTATTGTTCACTCATTTTACTTCTATGTAGAACATGTTCAGTATCTAAGGTAATCATTGAATCTGCACTTACAGGTGTGTAAGGTATAAAGGTTGCAAGAGTATTAGTTAAATCCAGTCTTGAAAGTTGACATATCATTGGTGCAGTAATCCTTAAGGTGTCTCCCACCTCTTCGACCATACCACAAATCTCAGCACCTGTTATTATTTTTATTACTTCGTATCTCATAGATTGAATTGTTTAATTTCGTATTTGAAACCTTCTTCGTTATAGATATTTATTCTTTCTTTAAGGTGGTTAAGTGTGTAGTTATTGCATTGTAAATCATCTGCAATATCAAATAATCTCATTTCAGTTTTGCCTTCAGTCTTACGAAGACCCCTACCAATAGACTGTAGATTTCTTATCCTTGATTTAGATGGGGATGCAAAGACTACATTGTCAATCTTTTTAATGTTAACACCAGTTGAGAATGTTCCGTATGATGCAAGAATAACATTATCTTCTGCTTTCTCTACGATTGTTCTCACCTCTTCTCTATCAGTCACATCTGTTCCACCGTAAACATAGTGTAGTTTATCATCAAGTCTCTTAAACATTTTACCATGTAAGACTGCACCATGTTTCTCTACATATTGAAACAAGACTAATGTATTTCCTTTAAGTGAATATACAAGATTACATATAAATTCGTTCCTACTATCATTGCTGACCAAGTAGTCCATCTCTTCTTGGTAGTTTCCTTTCTTCTGTTTAGTATGACGAAGTATGATACAATCAATTGAAAGATTTGCAATAGTTCCATCTTCCATCAAATCTTTAGTTGATATAACTTTTTTAACTGGGCCGAACAAACCTTCGAGTTGTAATCTATGAACCTCTGAACCATCAAGTGTTCCAGTAGTTCCAAATCGTATTGCAGTCTTTTTCATCTTTTCCAAGATACCTTTAAGAACATCTGCTTTGAATAAATGTGCTTCGTCACCGACAACCATATCAAAAGAACTTAACACCTCCTTTGGTGCTTTTGCGAATGATTGCCATGTGGTGATTGTTATTGGTGCATCAAACACTTCTTGTCCGTGATATATCTTACAGACCTTCTCCTTGTATCCATACTCTTCAAAATCTTTTGTCATCTGTTCCACTAGTGAAGTGGTAGGAACTATAATAACTGTTTTAACATCATAGTATCGTGCAAGTAGATATATAATTAATGACTTACCACTTGCAGTTGGAGATAGTAATAGTTGTCTCCCATATTGAACTGCAGTATTAAATGCATCTAACTGATAGTCTCTTGGAGGAAAAGGTAGGTCTAAATCTGCTAACCACGACTCACTACATTTCTCTCTCTGTTTAACACCAATGACATCTTCAACACCTTCAAAATCATATCCTCGTTCTTTGCAGAACTCATCTATGTAAGGAAGTAATCCTATGTATATCTTTCTTGTTTTGATTGAGAACAAACGAACCTTACCATCCCACCATTTGTTTCGGTAAGAAGGCATGAATTTTGCATTTGGAACTGTAAAGGAAAAGAAGTCAAATAGGTCTTTTGCAAGACCATCATCGGGGCATTCCACCTTTAAAAAAACTTCGTCTATCTTAGAGACACGAACTGTATTAGACATAGGGTTGACCGTTAAACCACACAACTAGTGATTTTCTTGTACCTCTCAAAACTGGTGTCACTTGATGATAAACAAACGAAGGGAATATTACTACACTTCCTTTTGCCTTTGCAGAAAATGGAACGGTTCTTATAGATTGATTCAAATCAATAGTAGCATTCTCTTGTGTTATTTTATCTAATTGTCTATGTGGTTCTAACCATTGAAAATGACCACCCTCATAATCATCGGGGTCTGATAACTGTACGGTCATACTTAATTTTCTTATAACTCCATTTGGTAATGGTTCAGGCCCTGCATCAGTATGCCATGTATAGAAATCCCCTTTCTTCTTATTAGGTTGTGCATCGTAAACTGTATACTGAGGTGGTTCATTCTCCGTAATTGAATCAGACCATCCACTTTCACTACATGCAAGATATAATGCCTCATACATTTTATCTATAAGTTCTTGTGGAATTTCATGTCCACCAAACCATTTTACCCTTGAACTTCTAATGTCCTCATTGAAATCTCCTTTTAGTCCACCATCTGAATCGGGGTCTGTTTGTCCCATTCCAATCTCTGCATCCATAAAATCGACTCTATCTGCAACTTTATGGAAAAGTTCTACTTCCCTATCATTAAAAAAGGACGGTGCATTCCAAATATAATTGTGTAGTATCATCTAACTTCCTGCCATGAACTTTCTCCAATCAATCGTATTACGAATTGTTTGGTGTCTCCAAGTAATGTTTTGCATACACTCTTTGAGAAAGTCTATTGTTATTTTTAAGTAATCTTGTTTTGCCTTCATTTCCATAAGGTCTTTATCTGAATTGTAAAAGTAATGCATGTCTGCTTTCATGACATTGACACCATCAAGTGGGTCATGTTCCCATCCCAATTCATTAATTCTATCCATGTCCATTTTACCGTTATACCACAACCACTTATCTTTAAGTAGTTCGTTATATTTAAATTCGTATTGTTTTGCTAGTAAAAGTTTACTGGTTAGTAAGTCTTGATATTTTGCATGTAGTTTAGGGACTTCGAGGGATGCATTATCTAGTTCGATATCATCTATCTCACAATCCTCTTTCCACATGGTTTTTAATTCATCTAAGTTCATACTGTATATTATACCACAAAAAGTGGGTTTTATGAAGTGGTTTCTATATCGTAATAAGTAAATCTAAATGTTGCTGTACACACTACTGGTTCAGTTTCAGAACCCGACTCCAATTCCATTCCACTAATTCCTGTAGGGAAACAGTCATAGAATCTTAAGAATCTATTTGGAATGTTCTTATTAGTGTTCATTACAAGTGTAATCATTGAATACTGATTTAGGTCATTGTTGATTGCTGACAACTCTCCAGTTGCAGTAGTGGTTGATGCAACATAGTTTTTAAAGTCTGAAGGGTCTTTAATTGGAATGATTGCATTCATCCAATCGTACACCTCTTTAAAGTTTTCTAAATCTTCATCAACAAGGAACTGTACTTCTAAGTTATCAAAAGAAACTTTGTCGCCTGGAAAAAATGCATCTACTCCAACACCTGCACCAGTTTCCACTTCTGTAAACTGTAAGCCAGGGATATTAACAGACCTAACATAGTATTCCACTGTAGGAATCTTGTCTATAATAAGTCTGAAATTATTCTTATTAAGAATAGATGTATTGATATTAGTTGCCAAGTTTCATTACTCTCTTGTTTGTTGAAGTATCTTGATAATCATTTTCTCTATACTCTCTAGTGACGACCTCTTCACATAGGTATCCGTCTTGTTCGTATAGTGTAGTGATTCGTCTACTGATAATTCCTTTAGTTGTTTCTTCACCGTTTGGAAATGCTTTATCTGCCCAAGGGCCTTCTAAAACTTTCACTGTTCTTTCATAATCTGTCATTTAATTCTCCGTTATACAGTTATTTATGTTTTTTTCATCACCGTTTTTGGTGAAATAGAATCTTTCTCAAATTCCTCTCTCCAAACTTTCATGTCACCATTTTTAACAAGTTGTATGAGTTGTTTGGATTTATCATAATCATACTCACCTGTTTTGTATTTTACCAATACTCCACACTCAAAG